GCAAATAGCGTGTCGGAAGCTGGATTGCAGTAAATTCCATTTGTGTGATAGAGATTGTTCCCAGATCTCCACACCATTCTGTACGAATTGTTTGCGTTACTATCATTGACGACTACGGTGCTTGCAGTGGTGGCAGTAGCAGCATTACCGCTGATACTAATCCCCCAAGTACCAGATGCACCGCCGCCTGTTACTGTTGGAACGCTAAGTGAGGCTCGTATCCCGGCAGCCGTGTTCTTGCGAATAAAGTTGTCGGTAGAAGAATAGAATACGGTATCGTTAGAGCGAGTCGCGGCACTGTGGGACATGCTCGTGTACGAGGTCTCTGCGTATCGGAACGCCGCGTCTCCGTCGTTATCGCGCTGCACCAGCCGCCCGCCGGTAGCAGTGTCTGTCGCGTTCTGGGTAGCAGAGTAGGCAGTGTTCCATTGGCTACTGTTGCCGCCTGTAACGGTCAAGGCACCGGTAACGGTGACGCCACCGGCGGTAGTTGAAAGCCGCACAGCGTTATCGTGATACAGCGACACATCCCCGTTGCCCCACATGATGTGGTTTTGCAGAGTCCCCCCGCTGTTCTCCGCCTGCAAGTAGGACAGCGCCCCGTGGGCGTATGTCCTCAAATAGGCGGCGCTGCCGTTGAACCGGATGCCAAAGTCGTTGCCCGTCCCAAAGTACAAGATCTGGCTGTCCGCGAACGTCTTACTAGCGGTGAAAGCCTGGGACGTGTCCAGTGTGACCGTGCCCGCCGCAGTGGCGTAACCGGCCAAAGAGTGATCCCCCCAGGAGTGCGCCTCGTCGGCCCTGACGCCTTGCGCCGCGGTGGCCGCGTCAGTGATCCCGTAGCCCACGAGCGTGGTCGGCTTACCATTGACCTGGGAGAAAGTGACGCTCTTCAAGTACCCCTGGCTCGCGTGGTTCCCCCAGCCGTAGGCGGTGTTCCAGTTGGCGATTGCTAAGTTCGATCCCGTAACCGGGCCGGTAGAAGAAAGGCCCCCGACAGATATAGACAACGTGGTGCCCGCGCCTTCTTGCGTAACTTCTTGGAGCGTCTGCCCATTGATGGTCGCGAACGAGGCGTTCCAGTTGGAGCCGTCAAATACCCGCACCACACCTTCTACGGTGTTGAAGTACATGGAGCCAGCTACGAGGGCGCCCCCCTCGTTATCGAGAGCGGGGTTTGCAGTCTTCGGCCCCAAGTAGCGCTCGTCGAACGCCTCGTAAGCCGCGACCGCCTGGTCCCGGGCGGCTACCGCTTCGTTACGGTTGGTTATGGCCACTCCTCTGGCTGCTACCGCCGCGGTCTCCGCGTCCCCCGCCGCCTGCGCGGAGAGGGCCGCCGCCTGCTCAGAGGCCAGCGCATTACTCGCCGAGGTGGACGCCGCCTGCTCGGATGCCAGCGCATTACTCGCTGAGGTACTGGCGCTGTTGGCAGAGGTAGCCGCCGCCTGCTGGGAGGACAATGCGTTACCGGCGTATCCCTGGGCCGCGGTTTCGCTGTTGCCTGCGTTAGTTGCCGCCTGCGTAGCTGCGTTCAACTGAGAAGTCATTCCTGTTTCCGCCCAGTTCTTTGTGACGGCGTGGTCAGGGTTTACCGGGGTCCCAACGGGGACAGGTGCAGAGAAGCCCTTCTCCCCATTCTTGGGGGTGGGCAGTCTGTCAAAGGCCGTAACCGTGTTTTCGTAGCGAGCATTAACGTCGCTGGACTTTGCAGTCTCTCCCGAGATCAGCGGGGGGAGATCCACAATATAGTCATTACTCATCGAATCAGTCTCCTCGTAGAGTAGTGAACCGCCGTACCGTAGATAGAGTGCAGCGCGTCCTCGGTGCCGTCACTGCTGATGAGCAGCGCCATGTTGGTCCCAGTAGTAGAGACGCGGACCTTTGCGTCGTGGTGGTAGAAGCTGTCCCACTTGAAATCGTCCCAGCTCGAGAAGTCCCACAAAGCCCCGCCGGTAGCGGAGAGGCCCCCGGTCATACCGCGGGAGCTGAGCCCTTTGGAATAGTCGGTGGTCACACTCACTCCGATATTTGGCATCCCCGTACCGTCTACGCGTATGTCGGGCTGAACCATCCGGAACCGCTTTCTTTGGGTGGGCCCGTCAAAAGAGTGAAAGCTGGTAACTAGGTAACTGCTTATCGGCTCCCCAGCGAAGCGGTAGCCCTTGTCCATCTCATAGACCATGCCGTCATCGGAGCCGAAGTAAGTGACCTCTTTTCTGTTGGCATCAAAACCATTGGCGATACATCGAACAGGGTGGCTAAACGACACGCGGGTTATGCCAGCCAGGTTCTGACCGGCAAACGTGAAGTAGAGCCCGATCCCCTCGTTGAAGATCCGATACTGGCCACTGCGCCTGCTGATACACGACACAGAGTTCTGATCGAAAAAAGACATGAGCCGCTTCACGTTCATAGAGAGAGCGGCGTACTGGAAGTTGCCGTATGCCTGGGTGGCCTGGAGGTTCATTACTCCAGTGCGGTCCAATCCGATAAGCGTCCCGCTAATGTTTTTGAGTGTGTTCTCGTAGACCCCTGTCCGAGACAGCTCTTCCAGTCGGAAGGGGTCTGCCGTGCCCGCCATAGACGTAGAGCCGTAGATGACCTTAACGCTGTCCTCGCAGGCCACGATCAGTGCGGAGGGGCCGGAAGACAGGTCGTTAATCGTGTCGCCCACCGCGATCTCCCCAGCGCCGCTCGCCGCGCTCCAGGCCGTGGGGTCTCCTAGCTCGCTGTGCAGCAGACTGGACTCGATGGCGACAAAAAGGAAATTCGCGTAGCCGATAACCCGCTTAGGATTGTCAGGCACGGCGCCAGTGTTGATCTCTACAAAAGAACTGCCGTCGAACTTTTTTACCCGGTCGATGCCGTTGGCGATGAACATCTCTTCTTGAGAGTCCTGGCCGAAAAAGTTGAAGTTGGCGAAGTTGTACTTGCCGCCCCCGCTCCAACTGACAGCAGGGTCTACCTCCGCCCAACCACTGCTTGTTGCCTTGTACATCCGACCAACGCCTTCGCTATCTCGCACGGCATAGACATCGCCTTTGTAGATGTGCAGCCCAAGAACAGGCCCGGAGCCGGGTACAGAGGAGGCGATATAGGGCAACGGGCCAGAGCCACCGTCGAACGGCTCGTAGCCGGCTATCCGCCGGTACCCGCCGTTAATCAGGCACTCATAGTTGTTAACATCCAACAGCTCCCCGGGACGAGTGGAGAGAGGAGGGGTCTCGAGGTTTAAACCACCGGCAAACGGGAAATAGGTCGTAGCGATACTCATGCCACAGGCCCTGCCGGATAATAGTCAGGAACCTGGTTTTCGCTGAGATCCCCAAGTAGCTGCGCGTAGTTGCGTGACGCCTTCTGCAAAAGCTCTGGCGCGACATCAAACTCGGAGTAGTGAAGCAAGGCGCTCCAAACGATGAGCATGTGAAACTGAGAAGGCATCCCGGGCTCGTCAAAAGACTCAACCATAAGGGTCGGCTTGGCGTAATACTCTATGTCTAGCTCATAGCTAGAGTCCGCGTTAGCGTTCAACGCGACCACCCCGTCCGGGCGAACGGTGTAGGCCGTAGGACGGTTATTGGGAATAGACCAAAACGCTTCCGCGAAAAGCCCCCACTCTAGGTACTGGAGCGGCCTGCCCTCGATACGAATCTCTGACAGCCGACCGAAGTCTGTGGGCACGGTTAGGACCGACTCACCTTGAGCCAGAGTCACCGTAGCCCGGCGCCACATCCAGTGCCATGACTTCTGAAAAGTCTGGATGCGTAGCCAAGCGTCATTCACCCACTCGACCAGGCGCTGCATATCCCCAGTGTTCCCCTGCACCCCTGAAGGACCGGAATCAGCGATTCCGGTCTCTCGCACGAGGCGCTGGCAGAGTTGAAGGAAAGTCATCTATCAGCCCCGGATAACGCGATAAGGATGACGCGGCACCTTGCGAGGGCGCATGTCTTTCCCTTCGTAGACGGTTTGCTTGGCGGACGCCAAGACCTGCTCTACTTCAGGCGGCACCGCCACGGGGATGCCGCGCTTAATGTGGAAATTGCGCCCATTGACGCCTACAAAAACGTCGGACTGCTCACGCTCACTCTCTGCAATCTCAATCGTGACCCAATCTTTTTTAAGGTCTACGACTTCGACTTCGGCACCACCTTCTTCGCTCTCAGTAGTCTCTGAGCGGATCGCCTCACGCAATTTGTCAGCCGAAGGATTACCTTTGAGCGAGATGCCCAAAATTCGCGCCTGGTCTTTCAGCTCTTCGTAACTCATGTTCATCAGGCTGGATTCAGACATACCTATACTCCTGCCGCGTCAGCGGCGGTTGTTATCTTCCCGGAAATAAAAAAGGGCCCCCGGAGGAGCCCTTTCAGTGGTTCGCTGTTAAGCGATTAGAGAGACGATGCCGCTACGAAGCAGACCGCCATCCACTCGTCGTTCGCAATGAACGCCTTGTGGTAGGTCTTCCAACCAACCATGCCCTTCTGACCCAAGGGATCAGACTTATCGACCTGGCCGGGGTTGATAACAGAAGGCGTGATCGCCTCCGCACCCTTCAGAGCCACGTGGCCGTAAGCGTCCTTGCCCACAACGATCAGCGGGTAAGTGTCAGCGTTGGAGCCAGTCTCGAGGACGTTAGTCCCGCCGACAGCACCGCCGCCCGCGTTAGGCTCAAGCTGAGGAGTCAGCACGTAGCGCACGTCTTCGACCTTGCCGATCTCGTAGGGCAGCGCCTTCATGCTGCCGTACTTCTCGGTGGGCACGAAGCCAGCCAAGTCGCGGATGTCCGCTTCGAGGTTGGTGTGACCAAACGCGATGTACGCAGCGTCAACCGCTTCAGTGCCGTACTTCACAGAGGAAGACAGCATAGAAGTGACCTTCTTCGCCTTGTTGGCCTTGAGGCTACGGGTTACTCGACGCTGGAGATCCAGAGTCAGAGTAGTGTTCACCGCCGCTTCAGTCGCGCCATTCGCGAAGAAGGTGTTGGTGCCGCCCTGCAAGACGCCCCAGATAAGGGCTTCGATGGTGTCGCCTGCCTGCTCGCCGCAGAGCATAGACGCATCCTTCAATACCGGGTCCTCTGCCAGGTCATGAACAACGTCGGTGATCTCGACGATGTCGCCGTACTGAGACAGCGTGACCGGAACGTCCTGGTACTGCATAGCACGTGCCGTGGGCTTAACGCCTTCGGCCAGGGGAGTGGTAGCAGGCGGGAACGGAACAGCACGACGGAACGTGATGCTCTGCGCCTTGTTCTTCGGCATAGGCTTGGTCATGCCGAACTTCGCCAGTACAAGCTGGGGCTCCGCATGGGCCAGCATCTCTTTTGCCGCGTAGGCATTGGTGCGCTGGTTTACACCGTTAGCACCGCTATAAGTTGTAGTCGCCATAGTAAAAACCTCCTATAGGTTCAGTAATTGGCTAATTTGACGTAAAGAAAAATTGACCGATCACCTTCCGCTAATTGAGGATCTACCCGCAGCAAGGGCGTCCCGAAGGAGGCCCATGCGGTTCAACCGTCACCGCTTTGGTGTTGGTACTTCTGTTGCCCTTACTTGTCCGCGAAGAAGTTAAACGCGGCCTCGAAGTCATCTTCGGGCGGCGCATCGCCTGTCTTGCGGGCCCCACGGCGGGGCAGCGTCTGGGCTTGTTGGAGCTGCTTTTCTCGTTTCTGTTTCAGCTCCGGTACTGCCTCGGGCTCCGGATCAGGCTCGTTCACCTTCCCGTAACCCGTGACAGTCTTGAACGTGGACAAAAGCCAATCAGCCTCTGCCGCACTGTTCGAGTCCATCATCGCCCGAACGTGGTCGGGCTGCTGGCCGATCCAACCTGCAAACTCTTGGGAGTTCACGACATCGACCCAGTCAGCATGTTTCTGTGCGAGACGGGCGGTCTCTTCGGCCCGCTGCTTTTCTGCTCGAAGCTGCTCAATCTCCTGGCGTAAAGGCTGTGTCTCTCGCCGCACCAGCTCCGGGATTTCCGGGAACTCTTTGGTGATCGCATCAACGTCCAGCTTCTCTTCTTTCTGCTGTTTGATCTTCTCCAGCTCTGCAATGCGCTGGTCGCGCTCTTGGATCTGACGCTGTAAAGCGTTGGTTCGGCCCAAGTCGCTGTTGTACTTATGCTGCCACTCTTGAGCCTCACGACGGGCGGCCTCTAGCTCGGCGGCTAGGGAGTCCGACGGTCCGGTCTCTTCTTCAGCGGGTTCTTCCTCCGCGGGCTCTTCGGCCTCTGGCCCATCGCTTACTTGCTCTTCTTCTTGCCCTTCTTCTTGCACTTCGGCATCGTCACTTACCCCATCAACAAGGTTGTTGAACTCGTCCTCGAACGACATTTCTTCCTGTTCTTGGACTTGGTTTTGGTCTGACATGTTGTACTCCCGGAGGCCCGTAGGCGTCTCGTTAGTGGTTTATAAACTCGAACTGCTCTCTAAGGTCGAACGAATCACCGTCCTCCTCGAGGGCGAGACGTTGGAGCCTCTCCAACAGTTCTATCTTTCCTCGCTGCTGCTCGGAATCTCTGTCACCGATGAGAAGCTCGACCGCAGTCATGCGCTCCTCAGCAATGAATTTCTCCACGGTCTTCCACGTGAGTGAGTATTTGTCGATGGACATAAGACCGCCTTAGAACGTGTCGTTGCCTTGCGCCAAGTTCTGCGCCTGGAGCTGAGTCTTAGTCAGCTCGATGTTTGTCTTAGCGGCCGCCTTGTCCCGGTCAGCCTTAATCTTCTGGGCGTCAATGGCGGCCCTCACCTCAAGCTGGCGGGCGGCGGTAGAGTCCTTAGCATTGAGACTTGCCAAGTCGAGTTCGTACTGCCGCTGCATCTTCTTCGCCTCGAGCTGGTACCGCCCTTGGACCTCTGCCTCGCGGATCTGAGCATCGCGAGCCCTCGCTTCGGCTTGCGCTTGAGCTTTGAACTGTTCAATCTGAAGCTCCATTTGCTTCATCTGAAGCTCCATCTCCGCAGCTTGGGCAGCGGGGTCAGGCTGCTGAGCCGCGGCGGCCATCTCTTCCTCGATCTGAGCGTCGTCCTTGGTGAGGTTCTCGTAAGGCACCTCAAGCGCCTTCGCGATCTCTTTATCAAGGCCCGCCCAATCTCGACGCCTAGCCAGTTCCGGGTTCTGGGCGGAGATGTTGGCGTACACCATCAGATTCTCCTGCTGCTTCTCCCGAACCAACAGCGCCCCAGAGCCACGGGCCTCAATCATGAAGTCGCCCTTGATCGCCGGGTTGTTGTTGAACTGCATGTTCCAGTCGTAGAACCGGCGGATTAGGGGCCTGGTAACATCGTCGTCCCAGTTCTTCACCGCCTTCCGCAAAACGATGTTGGCGCTGTTCATCAACATCGCCATGCCGGAGCTGGTCTTAGTGATGTGGGCGCCTTGCTCACCCTGGGCAATCAGCGGCATGTTGGTCTCTTCGTCAGCCAACTGCCGGGCCATCATGAAAATCGCTGACAGCTCCTGCTGGTGGGACGTAGTTGAAAACGTCGCAAACGCATCAGCAGGTGACCGGGCCTTGTCTTTCAAGTACCAGATCTTCTTAGGAGTCATCGTGTAGTTGCCGTCCTGCGGCGTAACGATGTCCTTGTTGATTACAATCTGATCCGCGACAGACATGCCGGAGTTGTCCATCATCATGCGGAACGAAGCGTTCAGCACTCTCTGCGGGTTACGCATGAGGTAAGGGACGCCAAATCCGAAGATGCTCGACTCGTCTTTCTCCCAGTTGAACACTGAGTAAGGACGGTCCATCGTCTCCATCGGGTTAATGACCACCTTGAGGACGCTCTCTCCGGAGAAAAAGACGATAGCGTCGATCTCGTCGTCTAGAGCGTCGATCTCCTCCTCGTCAGGCATGTCCTCTTTGCTTCCGGCCAACGCGTCGATCAGCTCGGTCTTAGAGATCGGACCGTGGTACTCCCACACTTCGTACTTGTTGCCTTCTCCAACGGTATTGATACCGGAGATCGAGCGGATGTCGTCGGTGTAGTCTCGGGCTAGGTGCGTCCCGCCAGCGTCGGCGGACACCACTTGCCGAACCTGGTCGACAAGCACCCCGGGTAGCTGGGCGAACTCGCGCATCTGCTTCTTAGAAAGCCGCTTCTTCTCGAAGAAAAACTCCGCCTCGTCTACGGTGCGCCCAGACATATCCGGGAAGAAGTCCCATGGATCTACGCGCTCGGCACCAGCGCCGAGCATCTCTTCGATAGTCAGCATACTGGTGCCGTCAGGCAGCGTGTCCCACCGTCGCTTTGTACGGCCCATGACCACCGGGCCTTTAATAATGCCGGTACCTAGCTGGCAAGCATCGTGGATCATGTCCCGGCACTTAGGCTGAAAGCGCGACTCGAGCAACTGGTCGTCGATCTGGTCCTGCATCGCCTGCGCCTTCATAGACGCCTGCTCAAACTTCAATCGAGACACTGTCTCTGGGGGCATATCCGGCGAGGCAAGAGACGCGGCCTCGATTTCAATATCCGGAACCGGTGTCGGCTGAATGCCCCAGTTCCGGTCATCGGTTGGGAACAGCATGTCTTGCAGTCGGGCTTCGGCGGCGTTCGTCTTGTTGCGAGTGATATTGACGAAAACCTCGGACCCTTCTTTCGCCCGGAGCTTGGATAGCTCGCCCGGAGTGTACTGCCCTTGGTACTGGCGAATGTCTTCAAGCCAGCGGCTCTCGATCTGCTGCTTCTTCGCAACCTGCTCTTTTGCCAGTCGAGAAAGCCTAGACGCGAATACCTGGAGCCGCTCCGCCAGCATGAGGCGCTCGTCCTCCTGCATCTCTACAGCACTCGGGTACTTGGTAGCTTCTTGTTCCATGGGTCCCCTCAGTAACCTGCGACCTTGTCCACAAAGACAGGCCGTTCAAAATCCAGTTCTTCGTCTGCGCTCTGTACGATTGGCTCTGCGAAAGTCAGAGCAAGCGCATCCGCGCAGTCACTAGAACGAAGACCGCGTTTTTTCATTTCGTCTTTAGACTCGAGCTTGCGCCTAGACTTCGAGTCGAATCGGTACTGCGGTCCGGTTAAGTCCGTGTGCAGGTCGTCCCGGTCTGGGATCATCACGGGCCTGTCACCGTTGAGCCAATCTCGAAGCCCCCACCACATCTCAGCGCGACGGTTTACAAACCGGTTCGGGTCTAGTGCGGAAGAGCCAAAATTCACGTCGACAACAACGCCGCCGTGCCCAAGCTCCTCCAAACGGTCAACCACCCCGGCCCCAAGACCGCCTACGTCGACTGCCACCTGATCCGGTTTCTCCGCCCGAATGATCGAGTGGACGATGCCTGCGATCTCCATCGTAGACTTCTTCTCGTAGACCTCTAAGTCATAGGCCGCCCGGCCTCTGCGGCGGATGATCGCCGTGCGGTCATCGCCAAACCGGGCAGGGTCGACGCCGATCTTTAAAGGGCCGATTGCCAGGGTTTTTGTACGGCGGGCTTTCGTCACCGCGTCCGGCTGGATCAAACTGTCCCCGCCGGAAACTTGAAACGCCTCCTGGGCGGTAAACGGGTACTCCTGCATGAAGGCTTTCTCGCCATCAATACCGTCCGCGGACAGTTCCGCGATCTTGAAACGGCGAAACTGAAGCTGCTCGTCGTCCAAGCCGTACATCTCTACCAGGGAGTCCTCAACGTCAGAACGCTGGAACCCCTCCACTACCGGTTTCCGGTACTCGTCTTGCCAGAACCAGGGGACAAAGATCGCCTGGAACTCAGACTGCCCTGCTTCTGCTTTCAGCCACTGCTGGTAAAAGAAGTTACCGATACCGTTAGCAGTGGACTCTAAGATGACCTCGGTGTCCGGCTCGTCAGGGACAGCCTGGAGGATGCCTTTTGCGTGTTCCTGTGCGTTGGGCCAGTAACCGACTTCGCTCCCGTGAAAGTATTGGAGCGTCGTACCTCGACCCACCGACTTGTTACCCGCCGTCCCCACCTTGTATCCAGAGTCCAGGTCCTTAAACACCAGCTCCTTCGCGTTAGACGCACCAGTAGCAGGGCGGATGAACTCCGGGCAAAGCTCGTGATACCGCTCCACCATCCCAAACAGTTCCGACGTAGACTCCGCCTCGTGAGTGAGGATGAACGCCTTAACCCCGGATCTATGGGTGACACGCCAGTAGAACCGGCCCTCCACATATGTCGACATGCCCTGCTGCCGCCCTTTAAGGATCAGCGCTCTAACCTTGCCGGTCTTGGCCTTCTGCGATTCAAGGCAGGCGTGGACGTACTTCTGGGCCTTGTTTAGCGAAAACGGGACGATGTCGCCCGACTTCGGTCTGATGAAAAGCGCGTTGCGAGAATAGAACTCGAAGTCGTCTCGCAGACGCAACCGTGCTACTTGAGACTCGCCAGCCATTCTTCGTGAGTGATCTTGTCAGTGCTGGACTCCACGTGAGTGGCGCTTAGCTTGGGCCGCAGATAAGGCAGCGCCTTGTTCGCCGCGTCCACTCGAACATCAAGCGCCTGGGACTCGTCATCGACGACTTCCAGTAGCAGATCCAGGGGGTCCTTCTTACCCTCTACCACGAGTTTCTTATGCGCTGTGGCAATAGAGTTCTTATTGGGCGAGCCTCGAGGGCGCCCACGTCCGCGTTTCTCAGTCATTTCTTTTTCCTCAGAGAAGTGAGAGCTGGTTATCCAGAACCAGGTCAATCTTTTGATCTACGGCGTCGACCACAGAGCTGGTAGCAGAGCTTTCCGAGCGCATCTGTTCGATCAGCGCTAACAGCGCGGTGTCGTCATATCTCTCCGCTCGTCGAACCAAGGAGCCTAACGCCTCTAGCTCAGCCTTCGTGGCAAGTTCGGAGAGATCAGGCGTCGGCATCTCGGTCGGCAGTCGCGATACGTCCTCCCTCGTGCCAAGGACGGCAAGCTGGATATCTGCAAGCTCGCTCCGTAGTCCAGCGATTGCCTCGTTGAAATCTTCCGCTCCCAAACCTCCGCCCTCTTGCGCGGCAGGGGTTGCCTGCGCCAAGGACGCAATTCGAGATTCAATCGACGAAAGGTCAATAGGCGGCGCAGCGACCTCGACAACCGGGGCGGGGCTGTCGCGAAGCGCTTTTTCGAGAGACTCAAGTTTGGACTTAATCCCTCGTATCTCATCGCTGTAGTCCTTCGTCTTGAGCTTCTTCTTCAGGTGAGCCGGGGCTGCATCCCAGATCGCCCACGGGGAGGCACGGGCGATTTCCTCCGCAAACTGGGGCGCCATGATGTCTGCGATGCGCCGGTAATCGGATTCACTAAGTACAACCCCGCCGCCGTCACCACTGCCAATCGGCACCTGAAAGTTACCGCCCGCCATGACATCAAACGATGTCTCGACAATGGCGCCGTTAAATGTGATGACAGACTCAAAGCCGCCCGAAGCACTATCCGCTCCGGCCTCAGAGATCGAGCCACTGAAACCAAAGACCGGAGCCCCGAAGCCGCCAGAGGCGATGTCCGCGCCAGACTCAGAGATCGCGCCGGAGAACTCGCCCAGTAGTCCAAATTCACCACCGAACAGATCAAACTGCGCCTCAACGAAAGAGCCGTTGAAAGTGATCGTAGACTCGAAGCTGCCCGATGCGAAGTCAGTGCCGGACTCTTGAATGCTCCCTATAAAGCCCGGTGCGGTAGTGTACGAGCCACTTACGGAGTCCGATCCTGTTTCAACGATAGCGCCAGAGATGTACAGCATGACGCCGAACATCCCGGACGCGCTATCAGCGCCCGTCTCGCTAATTGCGCCAGAGATAGAGACCGTAAGCTGGAGGCTTCCGTTGACGCTATCTGAGCCCGACTCGTTGATTGAGCCGCTGAAAGTTATCGTGCCTAGCGACGTAGAGAACGCTGCACTGACTACGACATTGGATTCACTTGTACCGTCCGACCAAACCGCTGCCAGTTTGTACGAAGTATCCGGCGTAAGGCCAGTAATCGTTGTGCCAGAGAACTCGCCCGATCCAGTAGGCGCTGCCTCATTGCCGTGTACCCCGTTGGCAACACTTGCTGCAATAACGTCTGCGGCAGTGGGTTCGGCCTGCGCACTTGGGTAGACCGCCCAATAAATAGTAGCCATCAGAAGGTAAACGTCACGGTCGGGACAATGGATGTCGCTGTAATGCTGGCCGCATATGGGCTACTCAGCACTGGTGCAGTAACTGGCCCCGCATCATTAGCCGCGATGCTGTAGAAGTTCGCTGGGTCGGATTGGTTGGCGTATTCTTGGGTGATCCATTCGGCAGGCAAAACCGATCCGGTTACTCTGATTTCATCAAGTATCCCATCAAACTCTCCAGATCTATTTTCTCGCTGACCAATTCTAGCCTCTGCTGGCCCATAAAAAATGGCTTCGTTGGTAGTGGAAACAGACTCTCGTGCGCCACTGTTTACAGAAAAATAGCCTTCTGCACTACTTTCAGATCGAGCTGCAAAAATATAATCAAACTGACCGTAAGTGATCGTAGAAGTGCTTCTGTACCAGCCTCTAATGGCTGCCGAAGTGTCATAAAAAAATTGTACTTGTTGGTTTTTAAGCCCAACTGCATAGCCGTTTGCGGCGTTATCTACGTTACCAAAAATGACGTCGTCAAGGCCTGATGTGTCTGCCTTGATCCAAGCGGTCACAGAAAAATCAGTCGTCTCGTATTGAGAAGGGTCGCCCAAACTAAAATAATCGGCGCTTGAACCAGAAAAGCTTGTTGCGTCACCTAACTGACCGCTTGAATCACTGGCTGTTATTGCTCCATTAGCAACGGGTGACACTGTGCCTGTACTATCTGTTGCGCCACCATCACCAAGCGTTGAATCCGCTGAGACAATCTCTCTGGGCTTCTCGACGTAGTTGCCGGAGTTGGGCACGAACACTCTCAGGCTGTCCGCTGTGCCATCGCCTGCGCGTACTGCGTCCCAGAACTGACTGGGCATCTGCGCCAAGTCAAGGTACACCGGAAAGTTAGTAGCCGTTGCGTCTACATTGGCTGCTGGGATGGTCATTGTGTGGCCTTCAGTATCGAAGGCACTCGCTGCAAACTCTACGGATTCGGCGGCTCTTGAAACTGTGGTGCCGTTGGTTGGGATGTAGCTGGTTGGGACGGAAGATTCTTCTATCTGCACCCACGCAACATAAAAACTCTGCTCGCCACCGGCTGATCCGTTCCTCAAGCCCGACGCAGCGGCATTTGAAATTAAACCGCTTGTCCAAGATATAGTCTCCCAACTTTCGCCAATAACAAAATCAGGACTTTGATCGGTCGAGTTTTGATTGTTGCCAACTGACAGCCTGAGTGTCGCAGAACCAGACTTTGCTCTCACCTTGGCTTGCATTGTGTTCACTGTTCCAGCAGTAACCACGTTCCGATAGAAGATATTGGAATTTTGACCACTATTGTGCGACAACTCATAGCAATCAACTCCATCAACTGTTGCAGCACCAGCTTTCGAGGCGACAAAAGTCTCCCATCCAGAAACAGAAAAATCAGAGCTATAAGGAATCAAATTCTCCGACGCCACCGTCTCAACCAGCAGCCCCTTGTTTACATACTGCGTACCGTCCCACTCGTGGTGGCCGATGCGGGGGAGGTAGACTGCGGTGCCTGATGTTGGGACGTAGGTTTCCTGTGGGACTGATAATGTCGCCGCCGGTAACCCCGCGTAAAAGGGTGATTGTCCCAGACCCTGACCGACGCCTCACCCAAATGCCAAATGTTATATTAGCTCCTGCGTACGCAGCACCAAGGTTATTTATGTACCGCCATAAAGTTCCGTCAGTGTCGGCGCTAATAGTACCGGCCAACGTTGTGCCGTAAGGATCACTAACTCCTATTGTTCCTGTTACAACGCCGTTGAAATCAAAGAAACCGTCGTAAAGAGGTTCTGCTACGCCAACCCACGGCGCATAGGAGTTTGACACCACGTTATGCGGTGCCCATTTAATCAGGCCATCGCTGTCCACCATCGTAGTGAGGCCGCCTGTGTAGACAGCTACATCAGAACCCTCATCAATGAATGGGTAGTAACGCGCAGTCACTATCAAACAACCTCAGCGTGGCTCGGATTACCGGCAGCGTCATACGCCACTCGGATGCGCTTCTCTGACTCAGTGCCATCCTGATTCACAACCCACACCTTAGCGAAGAAGTGACCGAGGTCAGAGCGTCCTGATTCGTACTCGTAGGCTGTCCATGTGCC